GCCATCAAAACCTGCACCAGAATAAGTATCAACAAATTTGTTCATCTCATCTGTTTGTTCTTTGGTAACACCTTTTTTCCATCCATCCTGTAAATAAATATCTACAGAGCAGCCTCCTGCAAAATACTTACTGCTTTTTGCAAACTTGTATTGAGGCCATTTCTTTTTAACACCTTCAATAATTAAAGTTGCTAACTCTGGAGCAGAAATTCCAATGTAGGGATTTTTCTCTCCTTGAGCAACTTTCTGATCGTACTCTTGCTTTACCTTCTGATAAAGTTTGTTCATTTGCTCTCCTTGTTTGATTGTTTTTTTTTGAACTGTTTTAGTTTTGAACACTTGTATTATGTATATAGCAACTATATATCTAGTTTCAAGTACTAAATTAAAAAAATATTACGTAAAAGAAAGGTGCGACAAAATGGAACAACAGCTATTATTGCTTAGTGCAAATACCAGAAAACAGCTCAAAGAATTGGCCTCCCAGGATGGCAGATCAATATCTAAATTTATTGAGAAGCTAATTGAAAGAACCTGGAGGCATAAGCATGGCAAAAAAAAAGCAGCTTAAGACAGATCTTATTTATACCAGAGTAAGAAAAATCATTAGCGATCAACAAGCAAAGTCCAGGGCCAAGTTTGGAATAACTATGGCTGCCAGGAAGAAACCATTAAGAACCTGGATCCGAGATGTCCAGGAAGAATTGGTAGATACTTTGCTTTATTTAGAAAAAATTAAGCATGAATTACCGAAAGCCAGTTTGGCTAATAAAAGTAACAAAACAAAACATTGATTGGCTTACTGACAGAATTTATGATTTAGCAAAGGAATACTGCAAAGGAGAAGAATTGCCAAAATCATTCATTTATCAGCAGCTAAAGAAAGAACTAGATGCCAAAGAAAAAAAGTCCAACTGATTACAGGCTGTATATTCATTTGCCGATTAGAGCTTACAAAGATCCAAACCTGCAGCAGCACAGGCAAGCTATGTTCGTTCTCGCAGCTCTATGCAGCTACACTGACTTCAGAGGCATTTGTTGGCCGAACCAGGCGACACTAGCCAAGGATCTGAATGTATCCAGGCAAGCTGTGTCCAGATACATTAGAAAGCTTATTCAGTGGAAGTATATTAAATATGCCAGGAAGGAATTTAAGGGCCAAAAGGGCAACTGCTATTTCGTAATTTATGATCCTAAAACTACAGAGGATATGGCACGTAAGAACGTATCATTAGCTAAGCATGAAATACCTATCCAGGAGCAAGAAACAGCTAAAGAAACAATTAACAAGGTTATTAACAATACCAAAGTTATTAACAGTAATCCACAAAGGAAGGGAAACCTACAGGTTAACAATAGCAAAGGTTCTGCAACCTCTGATGTTGCGGACAGGGAAACCTCTGATGTTGCACGTAACGTATCATATAACGTTAATAATAATATTAAGGATAATAAGCTAAAAAGGATGGTAATGCTTTATATGAAAAAAGCTATAATGGAGATCTATGGAAAAGACTTTCAGTACAGCTTCAAACAAGAGGAAGAAGCTCAAAAGATGATAGATGCAGGATTGGAAGTGAATAATGAAACCTATGATAGAATGAAGCAAGCTCTGCTATGGTTTAGAACCAAGGAACCTATGAAAGATGCACCTGGACATATCAACTTCTTTAAAAGCTTTTTAATGGGCCAGAATAAAGCTGCAATAGATACCAAATCTATGATAAAACAACTGGTCAATAGGAAGAAATTATAATGCTGTATAAAATCCAAACGTTGAATTAGTTTTTGAACATGAGCAAAGCTAGAAAAAATAAAAATAAGGGTGGTGGCAAAAAAAAGACACGTCTAAAAAAGGCCACATATCGGCCCCTGGCCCAAGCAAGTACGTATGGGGGTATCTCCAAAAATTTTCCTAATTCCATAAAAGAAAAAAAAATGGTTTTAATTTTGTGGAATGATGCAGTATCAGTAGCTGAAAGCGGATGGAAAAAAGTTTCTGAAGTAAAAAATATGCAAGCAGCAAAGAGTTTTCAATTAGGTTGGATCATTGACGAAACACCAGATAAAATAACCCTGTGTGCCGCCATATCTCCAAGCGATAGTCCAGATGATGAGGATGATGTAGATGGAGATTTAACTGTTGAAAAAACATGGATCAAAGAGATCTATGAACTTAAACCAAGGAGGATAAATGCAAAAGACGTTTTTAAAGTTACGAGCTTACAAAAACGATAAACCAAAAGGCCCAAGATATTCTTGGAAAAAATTTAAACTAGAGCAGGCGATAACCTTAGAACCTGGTACCTATGATATTGATATATGGGAAAACTGGGGAGAAGGAAAAGCGGATGAGAGAGGAGTGAAAAAGGAGCAGCAGTATCTAACTGTTGAAATTAAGGAGCCTTATCAAAAACTATCGGATCCAACATTAAACCAGATGAAGGCAGGTGTAACGAATAGCTTTGATGCGAAAGATGACCTGGATGATGAAATACCCTTTTAAATGAGCATAGAGCTTCTTACAAGGGTAAAACTCGTCAAATGGGGGTATAGGGCCACAGATGAAAAGAAACAGGTTCCAGAGCCTTTAAAATCGGTTTTCTTCTATGTTGAGAATGAAGCTGATATTATGGAAATCTTAGGAACTAATTTAGATAACATACACTTGGAGAAACATGGCGAAGTTAAAAAGCGATAAATCACACCCAGTAGTTAAGTTTGGTGGTGTAAGGATGCTGCAAAAAAGAATTAGACGCAGCGAAGTTATAGATCATAACAAGGATGCTGTAGCTAAAGAACTTGTGGATCTATCCTTATCCGATATTACCGATATTATTCACTGGGAGGAAGGTAAGATTAGGCTAAAAGAAATCCATGAAATACCAAGGAAAGCTTTACGAGCTATCAAAAAAATTAGAGTTTATGGAAAAGATAATTCTAATTTTGAAGTTGAGATGCACGATAAGATCCGAACTTTGCAAACTGTAGCTAAAGCAGCAGGATTATTAGAGCAAGAGAAATCAGATGATGATAAACCTGCTGTAATTGGTATAAAGATTGAAGGGCCAGAAAAAGTAGAAATTAAGGAAATAAGATATGCGAAGAACGATAACGAAAGAAGAAGTGGACAGGTTGACAGTGTTGATGTTGAAAACGAGAGTGAACGACAAGACACTATCCAACAGGATCGGCCTTCAGAAACATGAGCTGCGTAAGCTCTTTAATGGGCAACGCACTGAAGACGAAACTAGGATCCAAGCTTTGTTTAATTATCTTCAAGGAGAAGAACATAGACAACAGGTAGATAAAATGCGAAAGAGTAAAATATGAAAACTGTATTAATTGTTTTATGGCTTGTTATCAATCCTTACTCTTATGAAAAGGTTGAGATACTTAATAGCTATCAGCCTCATGATTGGGATTGTATGGAAATTATAAAACAAATTTCTACTCCTACCAAAGATGACAATGGTTATGTTTATGATAATAAATTAATAATAGCTTATTCATGCGGAGAAATAGTAGAACAAAAAAATTCGTAAAAATAAAAAAAAAAGATCAATGGCTGCTATGGAATGTTTATCACAGTATCCTTGCTTTGCTTTTATTAGCTATTGTGGTTATAGAGCTTATTGAACTTATTAGATATTGGTAATGGAAGATCTAAAATTTAATTTTAAAAAATCTCCTACAGTTTATGATTTCCTCCAGGATAATAGTTTTGTCCGAGGAATAGTTGGGCCAGTTGGATCTGGAAAATCTTATGCTTGTGCTGCAGAAGTTTTTATGCGTGCTGTAAAACAAAAGCCTAGTCCAAAAGATGGAATTAAATATTCACGATTTGTTGTAGTTAGAAATTCTTACCCAGAGTTAAGAACAACTACAATTAAAACCTGGCAGGAGATCTTTCCAGAAAATATCTGGGGAGGAATGAGATGGTCGCCCCCTATATCACATCATATAAAATTACCTGCCAGGGAAAGTGCAGCAGGAATTGATTGTGAAGTTATATTCCTAGCTTTAGATCAGCCGAAAGATGTTAGAAAACTTTTATCACTAGAACTTACTGGTGCCTGGGTAAATGAAGCTAGAGAATTACCTAAACAAGTTATTGATGGATTAACACACCGAGTTGGAAGGTATCCTTCTAAAGCAGATGGTGGCCCATCCTGGAGAGGAGTTTGGATGGATACGAACCCAATGGAAGATGACCACTGGTGGTATGATATTTCTAAAAAAGGAAATTTACCAAAAGGAAAATTTGGATGGAAATTTTTTGAACAGCCTGGCGGAGTGAGAGAAGTGAACAAAGATGAGCTGCCTGATATGCCAGAAGCTAATGGTTATACTTTTTCCGCAGGTACTTGGTGGAAAGAAAATGAAGTTGCAGAAAATATAAATAATTTACCAAGCGGATATTATACGCAGATCCTTGCAGGAAAATCTAAAGATTGGATTAGATGTTATGCTGAAGGAAAATATACTTTTGTTCAAGATGGAAAACCTGTGTGGAGTGAATATGATGATGGTTCAATGTGTGTTGAACGATTGGAGCCAGATCCTGCATATCCAATTATTATAGGATTAGACTTTGGTTTAACTCCTGCTGCTGTATTTTGTCAAAGACTTGGTAATGGTAGATGGCATATTCTTCATGAGCTTGTAACTTTTGATATGGGCCTGGAACGATTTGGGCAAATATTAAAATCAGAAATAGAAATTAAATTTCCCAAATATGATTTATCTATATGGGGAGATCCTGCAGGTAGCTCCAGGGATCAAATTTATGAAGTTACAGCTTTTGAACATTTAAAATCTTTAGGGATACTTGCAAAGCCTACAGCAACAAATGATTTCAAAACTAGACGTGAAGCTGTTGCAGCTCCTATGACAAGATTGATCCAGGGTAAGCCAGGATTTTTAATTGATAGTAGATGTAATAGAATTAGAAAATCTTTATCTGGTGGTTATCATTACAAGCGAGTACAAATTTCTGGACAAGAAAGATTTAAAGATCAGCCAAATAAAAACCAACATTCTCACGTTGGAGATGCCCTGGGATATGCTTTGCTTGGTGGTGGAGAATTTAAAAGATTAACTAGACCAAATCAAACTGGATTTGTAAGAGCTGCTTTGGCAAAATTAGATTTTGATTTATGGTAGATTTACATTTAGATGAGATTGAAAAGCTAATGGGCTTAGATGGTGTCAACAAAAAAATTACCCACTTCCACCCCAAACATTTATGGTTGATTAATTTAAGAGATCATGAGAAGAAGTATTTTGATTATATTCCAAACTATGAAAGTTACCTGGCTAAAAATACAATTCATAATGCTTCTTACACTGGTTTCTATTTTGGCAAGCCAGTTGTATCCTTTGGGTTATTAAATATCTTTCCTGGAGTAGCTGAAGCTTGGCTAATTCCTAGTAAAGATCTAAATAATTTAAAAGTTGCTTTACCTTTTCATAAAGCTACAAAAGCTTTTTTTAACAATGCTTTTAGGTTATTTGATTTACAACGCATACAATGCACAGTAGATATAACTAATAAAGATGCTTTGAAGTGGATAGAAACTATGCTATTTACCAAAGAAGGCATAATGAAAAAATTTGGCCCAGATGGCCATGATTACGTTATGTATAGTAGAACAACATAAGGAGAAAATAATATGGGTGGATTAACATCAAAACCTTCAGCACCTGCAGCTCCACCGCAAGTGGAAGCAGATGTATCTGCAAGAGAAAAAAGAGTTGCAGCACAAGAAGCAAGAAACACACAAGAACTATCAAGACGAGTTAGAGCAAGACAAGGCGGAGGAAGAAGACAACTTATTTCTCAAGCTAGACAAAATGCAGAACTTGGTGTTCCTTTTGGTTCTTCTGGTACTTTAGGTTACACAAGAAATGTCTAAAGAAACAGAAAAAGGCAAACAAAAATATAAACGTAATCCTGGAACCAGGAAAACTTTAAAGGAGAAAAGAAATGCCAAAGGTAACAAGTAAAGAAGGCAAGGTAAGGCATTTTTCATATTCTAAAAAAGGTGTTGCCCAAGCTAAAGCTTATGCTCAAGCTTCTGGCGGCAAAATGGAAATGGATATGAAATCTGCTATGAAAAGAAAAATAGGAAAGAAAAAATGAACAAGCCTGGATTATATGCAAATATAAATGCTCGTAAGAAAAAAGGGATCTCAAGACCAAAATCCAAATCAACAATTTCTAAAGAAGCATATCAAAGAATGAAAGAAGGATTTAAAAAAAAGAAATGATTATATTTGGACATACTCCAAAAGAATGGAAACGAAAAGCAAAAGAACATAAATGGTTTATTAGCTCTTTGGTTATTGTTTTTATTTTAGGTGGAGTAATTTTTT